TGGCTTCATGCCGCTGTACGCTTGCTAGACTGATATCAAGTTGAATATAGACCTAGTTCACCCTCGGATAGCAAGCCACGCGGCTTGCCCGTCAAGGTCACCTAGACCTAACCCAGCGTTGTGTTACTCTCCTGGGTCTATCCCCGCACGGTTTACCAGCCAACCGCTTGCGACGACACGTCTTACATCTTTCCCACTAAGCACCTAGTGGTATGACCTTGGTTGTAAACCTCGGTCTCTGGTATTGGTGAGGCGAGAACTTAATCGCCTAAGGTTCGTATGTCAACTACTTTATGAGCACCCTTAACAGTGGTTAGGTTCTAAACCTATTATGACCTTAGGTAGATACTCAATCAATGCCACACCGTTGTATGGCATTTGTTGAACACCTAGCGCACCCTGTACAGCGCCCGCACCGCATGCAGCGATAGCACCCTACTCACCCCATGCATGACTAGCACCCCACACGCAAACCCTAAGGGCACTAGTAGTAATTCTGCAATCATCTGCCAAACACGCGATAACCCGCGGCGCCCATGATTGAAGCTATGATCCCGAACCCACAACCCCTGAGGTTCTTAAAGATCTGTACGCGAGATATGTTCATGTTGTTCATAACCATTCCTTATCTGAGTTGATGACGCATACTCCCATATCTAACTTTAGAATGCAACCATAAAATCTAACCTTAGGTATAATACTAGGTTATAAACGCAATATAAGCTTTATATATCAATACCTTAGATACTAAAATAAAGTATATCCTATTGTATTAGGAGAGAAGCCCCTCCCCAGGATTAGATATATAATACTCTATAGAAGGAGATATAGAGTCTATAATAGGATTAGATACCTTATATAAGATTATATAGATAAGATAGGTGTATAAACCTAAAGATAGGATATAGGTATGACTATAAGACTAAACAGATAAGAATAGGTACACCCATAGGTATCTAAGCATAAAACAGA